CATGGTTGTGGCAACGAGGACCTCGACTTTCATCACGTACATTACGAAGAGCCTATAGTTGCTATAACTTTGTGCAAACAACATCACCGCATGATACATAGCGATTGGTCCGAGAAATAAACCTTGCTTCATCCTCTCCGAACCCATTATTCTAAGAAGCAATCAACTTTGAGCGAGGAGCCCCGATTCATGCCTAATGATCTTATGTCTGTCACCAAGGGTACGTTTGTCCGTCACAACAAGGAATCGGGCGAGATAGAAGTGGTTGATGAAAAGACCGGCGAGGTTATTGCCCGTCAGGGTAGACTCGATAAATACATTTCAAATTTGAAAGAACCATTCGACCCAGTCATTGCTGATATTTTTTGCAACCGTATTATTGAGGGCGAGTCTGTCAGGAAGATATGCGAGGACCCGTTGATGCCGGACCTGGCAACCTTAACTCGTTGGCGCAGGAACGACGACGACTTTAGGAAGGACATGGCTCAGGCACGTAAAGACCGGGCGCAGGTTTATCACGACAAGGCCCTTGAAATTGTGGAAGAGACTACAACCAAGGACGAAGTATCAATCAACCGTTTGAAATCAGATACGTATAAGTGGGCAGCGGAGCGCGGCAACGCGGAAGAGTTCGGAGCTAGGCCTACGAAAGTCGAGGGAGTCAGCGTGTCAACGCAGATAATCGTGACGGGAGTTCCTCAGCCTGATAGCCTCGACGCAGGGCTGATTGATATTACAGCCACGGTCGCCGGGGGGGATGAACTTGTCAACGAAGCAGCATCAGACATTCAGGACGTTATCACCGCAGTTACAGGTGACGGCGAGTCCGGTCCGGTTATCGGCGACTGACATTCATGTTCGTTCACTCTTTATAGAGTCGGCTTCTGGTAATACGGGAGAGATATATGTTGCTGATTCGGAGTCGAACACTTCGACGTTGAACCGTCACGTACTTTATTGCGAGGGCGACGCGATGTCTTTCTCTGCTGCAAAGTTCGCGAATCTTGATGCACAGGTAAACTTAAAAGATTTATGGTACTTTGGTACGGTTGTTGGCGACCGCCTTACTATTTCATATATAGAAATTCCTATTGGGGGCGTAGTTCGGTGAGTGACTTTACGAAAACATATCGCGGTGGTGGTACATTAAATATAAACATAGACAACGACGGATTGCTTAACAAGTACGATGCTACGGTAGCTCCTGGTGTTGGCGACGACGACGTAGCTGGCTACGGTGTTGGTTCTCACTGGGTTGATGTAACTGCTGACGAGGCTTATATTTGTGTAGACTCTACGACTGGCGCTGCTGTTTGGGAGAGTACTACTGCGGCTGGCACTGGTAATGTTACTGGTCCTGGGCCAACGGTTGTAGACAACAGCGTCGCTACTTTTGATGGTACCGACGGGGTAACTATTCAGGAGTCCCCGGTAGTTATCGATGGTTCGGGTGACGTTAGTGGTGTAAACGATATCACATTAAGCGGTACTGTTGACGGTCGCGATGTTGATGCCGACGGCACTAATCAGGACACACATATTGCGGATGTTACTGGCAACCCTCATGTAGTTACTGTTTCTCAGGCTTTAACTGCCGATGCTGGAACAAACGCGACGGCGGCAGAGTTAGAAGAGTTAACTGATGGTTCGACCACGACTCTACATAACCATGCGGGCTCGGATACTTTTGAAGTTAAGGTCTCAGCTAACGATACTACTGAAGGTTTTTTAGAAGACAAAATAGTAAGTGCAGATACTTTACTAACTGTTTCTACTCTTAACGACGGCGGCGACGAGGATGTGCAGCTTGCGGTTAACGAAGGCAACATAAATCACAACGCTTTAACTAATTACGAAGCGGTCAGACATAAAGTACACCCAAACACCACGGTTGATAATAGTGTACCGAGGCACACAGGCACGGCGGGCAACCTCCAAACCTCTAATGTCTTTATTGACGACTCGGGTAACTTAAGTGCTGGGCCTTCGGCTAATTACACTATTATAGGCGCACCATTTACCGGCAAGTTAGTAAGCCAGGCAGCGGGTGGACTTGATTTAAATAATATATTTTCAACACATTCTGCTACAGCTTCTGATGGGGCGGGCGCATTCTATGTAAGATCGCGCGGAACGTACGCTAGTCCGACTGTTATAACTAATAGCGACAGGATAATGACTCTTGCTGGTGCCGGTCACGGCGGCGGCGCAGCGGGATACTTACCGGCTGGACAGATTATATTAAGCGTTCCGGCGGCGGGTACCGTAAGTAATACATCGATGCCTACGGAGATGGGATTTTTCACAACTCCTGATGGTTCAACGACTGTAACTCAGGCGATGTTAATAGATAGTTCTCAGGTTGTGAATTTCGATAACGCTCCGGCTGGTTTAATCACCACGAGTGTAGACGAAACTATTCCTAGATTTGATGGTACGACGGGCGCGCTACAGTCATCAGGCGTTTCCATTGACGACGACGACGACGTGTCGGGCGTAAGAGACTTGATGATTCGCAGTACTTCTTACGATGGCAATATGAGTTCTGCTGCGTGGGGAATGCTAGGGTTAAAAGTTTCGGGTGGATTAAATAATACATTAACAGATACTTCCACGGCGGCTTCGGCGACGGTTGCTCAGGGCACGAGTGTTGTTTTAAGTGCAGGCACTTTAGCGGCAACGAACGCTTCGGTAACTTACACCAATTATTACGGCGCTTATGCTTACGAGCCGATGGAAGGCACCAACATAACCATTACTGATAAATGGGGTTTGGGTGCTGATAGTTTACGAATTGGCAACACCGATAACTTTTGCACGGTAACTAAGGAAGGTATTTTTAGAGCTTCGGCTTTAGATCCTTTTGCTAACGATTGGTTCCACGGTAAGGGTTATATTGTTGCAGCAACGACAGCTAACATAGATTTATCTACGGACTTAGCTAATGGCCAGGTTATTGATGGCATAACTCTAGTAACGGGAGTTGGAGTTTTGGTTAAAGACCAGACGCAGCTGTCTGAGAATGGTATATATTTAGTACCAGCAGCGGGCGCAGCTTCTAGAAGAGCGGATGCGGACACTTTTGATAAGCTTAGAAATATACTCTTGAGTGCCCCTCTTACTAACAGTAGAAACGACGCAAACACTGATGTAGCTTTAGTTAACGGCGGCACTAATTGGCGTACTTACGATTTAACGGGTGATACAATAGATGTTGATGATGTTGTTTTTGAGAGATACTACGGCCCTAACAGAGTCGCCATTGGTGTACCTGCTGAGACGGAAGTTTCTTCAAATCAGAGTACTGCTTTCTTTGGCCTTGCGGAGGCTCAGGTAACAGCGACTCAAGGGTTTATTGATGTAAGCGGCAAGACCACTTACACAGACAAGGAAGGCGTGGCGGCTAACATAGCCACTAACCCATTAATTAACTATCAGGTTGAAACTATTGTCGAGGGAGCCGACGGTCAGAACTTATTAGGATCGGGGTTTTTATTTTGGGCGCATGGAATAAACAGGGTTAATGCTTCCGGTAGATTCGGTCCCTTCTATACTTTAATTAATCAGATGCAGATGATAAGTAATTCTAGTACGAACAAGACTATGGCTTTCTCTACGGACGTTGCTTTGGCTCCAAAGTTTGTTAACGAGGGTTCTGGTTCATTTACTGTAACAAGAGCTAATGGGGTGGACACGTCACCAGACGCTACAGATTCAACGGTACAACTTTACAACTCTTTTAACGCTCGAATACCAACTACCTCAGGGACAGGATCTTTTGAGAAACATGTTGGGTTTATGTCTGACACTCTAGATGAGGCCACGACTTCTAACATTATTTTATACAGCGGGAGTCAATCCTCAGTTCCATCCGGTAATTTTATGATTTGCCAAGGTGATTCAAACGAGTATGTAAATAAATGGAACGGCGGCCACAGGCTTAAGATTAATACAACCTCCAGCACTAGCTTAACTCTTACCGCTTCTGATCATGAGGTAGAGTTTAACAGCTCGAGTAACGTCACTGCAACAATGCCAGACGCCACTACTAATGAGGGCTTACACTTTATATTTAAAAAGACAGCTGCTAGCGGTCTTGTAAATCTAACCAGTGTGTCGGGCCAAACTTTTGATGGCAACGCTAGTCCTTACATTATGGAATATCGCGACCAGGTGGTTGAGTTAATTAGTAACGGCACTGAATGGACATTGATACAAAACTCTGAAGTTTACAGGTATAGAAATATCGTCGGCACAGCGGTTACAGTGAACCGATCTACTGATAAGATAATTACATTCTCTACTAACTCGGCAACTACCGTTGTTGCCACTCTGCCTGATGCGACTGATTGCGAGGGCCGTGATTTCATATTAAAGAAAACGGGCACAGGTGCGGGCGGCGTAGATGTTACGAGTGTCTCTGGTCAGACTTTCGACGGAGCGGCGAGTCCTATAAGTATGGCGACTCAGCATGATATAGTTCATATTTTTAGTGATGGTTCAAACTGGATAGTACTCAAAAACGGTACACCTTAAGGAGATTTAGATGGCAGCTACGTATGATGATTTAAAAGCAAAAGTAGATGAGCTAAGGGGCGACGGTTTAGCTATAGAGTTAGTTCATAAGGATTTGCCGAACGGTGATCGATACACTATCGTAATTCCTGAGTCTGTAACGGGTAAGCCGACAATAGTTCAACATGATAATAATATAGAGGGCTTACTAGTTTATCTAACATCACTAACGGATTAGTTTTAAATTTAACGGAGGAATACAATGGGATTATCACAAGCTAAGACTGCTTACGCAACATTCAAGACAGAGATCGAGGGCGTTAAAAACGCCAGCAAGAGACTTGACTATTTAGATCTAGTGAAAAAAGAAGTTATAGACATGGGTAAGTTGGCGGAGCAAGAGATCCGGGACACTCCTCCTGACAACCTCTCAGACCTTGGTGAGTACCGGGTTGTGGATGCTGCGGGCAATGTCTATGACGTTGACGAGGCCACTGGCGATTTAACTAAGATTTAATAACATAAAAAGGAGCGAGAGCGATGGAACAGCAGGAGAAGTATTTAGTAGATCCGTTAGTGATGGGTTTGATTATCAAGGGTTTGTCGAAAGCCCCGTGGGAAGAGGCCAACCAGATATTAATGTCTTTACGGACCCTTCAGCCTACGATGTTAACGGTAACGGATAGCCCTCAGCCTAAGGCGGCTATAGAGAAGCCAGCGGGCGAGCGGTAGTTATGTCGGAGGAGACGGTAAGTACAGGTTACGTTCCGCGCCCACTTCAGGCGAAGCTCCATAAGGAGCTGAAGCGCTTTAGTGTTATGGTGTGTCACCGTCGTTTCGGTAAGACTGTATTTACTATCAACCATACTTTAGATAAAGCTTTAAGGAACCCACTTAAGAACCCGCAGTATGCTTACATTGCGCCTAACTACGGTCAGGCTAAGCGTGTTGCTTGGGATATGTTAAAGGAATTTGTAAAGGACTTGCCTGGTGTTACTACTAACGAACAAGAACTTAGGATGGACATTGTCAGACCTCAGTACGGTGATCGCATGCGTATTATGTTGTTGGGTGCTGAAAACCCCGCTTCTCTCCGGGGAATATATTTGGACGGAGCAGTTCTGGATGAATACGCGGAGTGTGACCCTACTATCTGGGGGCAAGTTGTTAGACCTGCTTTGTCGGATAGACGTGGGTGGGCTATCTTTATAGGTACTCCTCATGGGCAGAATCACTTCTATAACATCTACCAGATGGCTTTAAAAAACTTAGACCACGATTGGTATGCTGCCCTTTATAAATCCAGTGAGACGAACGTCATAGACCCAGGCGAGCTAGCAGCGGCCAAACGGGAGATGACGGAAGAAGAATTTGATCAAGAATTTGAATGTGATTTTAGTGCTGCCTTATTGGGCGCATATTATGGAAAGCTTATGACTCAGGCCGAGGAGGGCGGACGCATTACTAAGGTCCCGCATGAGCCTAGTATTCCGGTTGATACTTACTGGGACTTAGGTATGGATGACTCTACTGCTATATGGTTTATGCAGCAGGTGGGTTCGGAGACTAGATTAATTGATTATTACGAAAATAGTGGCGAAGGACTGCCTCATTACGCACAGATGTTATCTGAGGGTGATCGTCGTAACTATACGTACAGAGAGCATGTTCTACCACACGATGGAGCGGTACGGGATCTAAGTACAGGCAAGAAACGTCAGGACACTCTTCGGGGTTTAGTTCCTAGCGGACGTGTGATAGTGGGGCGTAAACATAAACCGGAGACTGGTATTAACTCATCAAGGTTGTTGATCCCTAAGTGCTGGTTCGATAGAGTCAAATGTGAACGTGGGTTAATGGCGCTGAGGAACTATCAGAAAAAATTTGATAGTAAGAATCAGATATGGGCATCTAAGCCACTTCACGATTGGTCTTCTCACGGAGCTGACGCTTTTAGGTTGTTGGCTGTAGAGAGCAAGGCTGATGCTAACAGGCGCGATCCTTATGATCGCCAGCAGGATAGAGCTGCTGATTACGGATATAACATTTTTGGAGGATAGTAATGGGCGGAAAGAATAGCAACGTATTAGACCCTAGTGGGTTAACTGGGATTGGCCGTAGCAGCGGGTCCGGGAGTTCTTCTGCTGGTAGGGCTCAGTCACGGACGGATAGCCTTGTTGGTCGAACGTTAAGAGCATCTCAGGAAAGAGCCGATGCCTTCATTAAATCATTAGAAGGCGATAAGACTATTTCTGATATCACTAGAAAAGAAATCACAGACAAATTTAACACTAGAGAAGACAGATTAAGAGAAGGGCTCGCAGCCGGAGCCGCAGGAACTGTAGGTGGCAGTCCTGAAGAGCAGACCGCTGAAGATATAAAGAGAAATCAGGGTCTCCAGGATGATGTTGGATTTTTGAAATCATTAGAAGACGAATTTGAAACAGCTCAAAGCGGCCTAGAAATAAAGCACAAAGCCAGACAAACAGCCCAGCGCAGTGCTGAACTAAGGGCTGATCGCCCAGGCATACTCCAAACGAGAACCACTAAGAATAGACCTACAGGCGGCGGCCCAACGGGAACCCCAACGCCGATAGCTCAAAGGAGCAATAAGTGAAGCCAAAAGATATAATTAAGAAAATCAGTTTCTTACATTCAGAAAGACAGAATTGGGATGAGCACTGGCAGCAGCTAGCAGACTTCATTTTACCCCGTAAGAACAACGTAATCAGCTCACGTACAGCTGGAGAGAAAGTTAACCAGTTTTTACTTGATAACACCGCTCTTCAGTCTAATGTTCTACTAAGCGGTTTCTTACATGGTCTGTTAACGAACCCTAATTCCCAGTGGTTTGAGCTTATGACGGGTGATCCTGAGATAGATAACGACGACGAAGTAAGGCTTTGGTTACAGAAGACCTCCAAGCAGATACTTCATGTATTAAATAACTCTAATTTTCAGACAGAGATTCACGAGCTTTACACAGATCTTGGTTGTTTCGGCACAAGTTGTATGAGTATTGAAGAAGACGATGAAACTATCGTAAGATTTGCCACTCGTCCTGTTCAGAGTTTTTACATTGTAGAGGACAACAAGGGTCGTATCGTAGAGGTATATAGAACTTTTAAATGGAACGTGATGCAGATCGTCGCTGAGTTCGGCATGGAAGTGTTGGACAAGTCTAGAACTCTTCAGAGAGCTTTCGAAAAAGACGAAGCAACAGAATATAAAATACACCACGCAGTATTCCCTAAGAAGGTACATCCTCAGATGAGCGGAGCGAAGCCTTGGGTGAGCAAGTATATCTTGGAAGACAAAGAAATCGAGTTGAGATCATCCGGCTTTAGAGAGTTTCCTTATGTAGTTCCTCGTTGGTCGAAGACTAGTGGAGAAAAGTACGGACGTTCTCCTGGTATGAACGCTCTTCCTGAAACTAAGACTCTCAACATGATGGTTGAGACTACTATTAAGGGCGCACAGAAAGTTGTAGATCCTCCTTTGCAGGCACCGGACGATGGCTTTCTAGGCAGCATACGAACAAGACCTGGCGCTATTAACTTTTACCGATCAGGCACTACAGATTTAATTCGCCCAATCTTTAACGACGCTCGTATTGATTTCGGCTTTCAAGCCATCGAAGAAAAACGCGCTCGTATTAGAGAATCATTTTTTGTAGATCAGTTGAGATTGAAAGAGGGATCTCCTCAGATGACAGCTACCGAAGTGGAGGCCCGCATAGAGCAGGCGTTTAGGTTTATGGGGCCTGTACTGGGTCGTCAGCAGGCGGAACTGTTGAGGCCTATGATAGACAGGGTATTTGAAATCATGCAGCGTAAGGAGCTTATAGACGATGCTCCTGAGTTATTGCAGGATAGAATCATAGATGTTCAATATTCAAGCATGATTGCCAAGTCCCAAAGACAGGGCGAAGCCAGATCTATTATGAAGACCATAGAGCAAGCCAGTCCTTTTATTAGTGCAGATCCTGGGATATTGGATCGCATTAACGGTGAAGCAGCTTTGCTGCTACTAGCCAGACTTAACAATTTTCCACAAGAGATCTTGCGTTCTGACCAAGAAGTTAAGAAGATACGCGAAGGAAGACAACAAGCGGAGCAACAGGCTCAAGTTGACGCGCAGACAGCGCAAACAGCGGAAAATATTAGCAAGGCGGGGCCAGGGTTAGCGGCAGCTGCCCAGATAGGCGGAGGACAGTAATTTGGCGAATAAAGATATTGAGAAAGCGGTTCGTAAGAAATCTCTTGCGAGCGTTCGCTCCTACAAGGATGCGTTTGCAACCAGTGATGGCAGAAAAGTTTTATGGGATTTAATGAAGGAAGTCGGGTTTAACTCTACTAACTTTTGCCCATGTCCTTATACCACCGCCCATAACGAGGGCGCTCGTGGTGTTGTTCTACATATTTTAAAGCGGATGAACGTAGATGAGAAACGTTTGGAAGCGATGATAAATCAAGGCGAATCAGAAGACGAACAAGACTACTTATAAGGGGGAAAGATGTTTTTTAGGAAGCATTTTAAGCAAGACGAAGCACCAGCAGACGGCGGCGGAGAAGGCGGAGCAGGGGTTCTTTCTGCACCAGATCCAACACCTGCACCAGCGGCGGAGCCAGCAGTAGAAGCGGCACCAGCGGCTCCTATAGATATAACATTTCCGGAGAACTGGAAGGAAGCTATCGAAGAAGAGTATAGAAACGATCCAGCTATGAACTTAGTTCCGGACATACCTACTTTGGTAAAGAACTACATTCACGCACAGAAGAACATTGCTAAAAAGGGCGTAGCCCTTCCCGACCAGCACTCGACAGATGATGACAGACGCTCATTTTTTCAGCAGCTTGGTCTTCCTCAATCTTTGGAGAAGTATGAAGTGGCAGCTCCGAAGGACGCTAGTTTTGAAGACGGTTTCTTGACTGAGTTTAAGCGAGCGGCTTATAACGCTAATATCTTACCTGAGCAGTCAGCTAAACTACTTGAGTGGTATAGCGGCGCTAACGCCAATGCTACCGAGCAGATGATGACTAGTAATCAGGCACAAATGCAAACTGAGCTTGCAGCTTTAAAACAAGAGTGGGGATCTGACTATAACAACAAAGTTCAGAGGGGCAGAGCGGTTTTACGGACTGCTGGGCTAGAAGATGTGAACACTTGGCTTGAACAAACTGGACTAGAC